GACAAAGAAAGACCTTGAGCACCAGCAAGTGAAGATATAACTTTTACTGCAGGTTGTTGCCCTACTCTGACCTTAATTTCTGCCATTTATAAACAGTTCAGGATCTAAAATATATTTATACTTCATCAAACCCAGAAGATTTGATGGCAGTTCCAAAGTTCGAGATAACCTCTTGCTGCTTAAAGTATAATTTTACATAAGATTTTGCAAGGTTTCTCAAATCTTCAACAGAATCAATATTATCAATTTCTGTTGCTATTTTAAAATATTCAAAACTTTTGCTCAAATTGTCTAAACTAATTTTGTCTGGGTCCATTAATAAGTTCCTTTAATAAAGACTTTATTTCATCAATATCATTTTTTATTTGATCGAGTTCATCTCTCTCTCTTTTTTTCTGTTCTTTCATTTTCATATACTGAGAATATGCAGCGGAGTCACAATTGACTATGGCTCCGCTTTTCTCATCTCTGAAAAGATTTTTGTGTCCTTCTACTGGTATCATTTTACGCCAGTGCAATTGCTCTAAAATCAATCAGTTTAATCGGTGCAGATTCATTTGTGGATGACATTACAATTTTAATAATAAATCCATTAAATGCGTCTAGGTTGTTTGCAGTAAATTGATACTCTGAGAATTGTCCATCAACATTTGGTGAAACAAATGCATCTGGTCTTCCACTATTTTTAGTTACGTCTAGAACTAAATCGCCATAACCATCACCATCAGTATCTACCAGATTATCATAACCAGGGAATGCAATATAAGATTGTTCAACTTCACTTGAATCTGCTTTAAACAGTCTATAATAGACTCTAAAATCAGCTTCTGGTGGTCGATTTGCACCAACTAGAACTTTAAGAGAAGTTGCTGGTTGTCTTAGATCAACTCTCTTAGAAATGAATACTGATCCGTGAGGATCTCCACTGAGTTTGTTAGATCTATCATCTAAAATGTAATCAGATATTGGATTGTTCAATTTATTTCTACCCAGAACAAATATTGCATTTTGAATATCCATAACTGGGGATAGATTACGATCTTCGGAAGCAAAATCAACTCTCATAGTGAGAGACTTATTTCTAGGAAGATTAGTCAATCTATTTACTTCATTGATTCTAGAAGCGACCATTCTAGGTGTTGAGAAGAACGTAGTTCTGTTTAGAGAAATACTTTCATATCCTTGATCTATGAACGAAACTTCTGATCCACCAGCACTTGATCCACTGATTGTTCTAATTTGACTAGAAACAACAGTGCCTTTTCCTGGGGTAATCACATTAAATTGTGGTTCCAAAGAACTAAATTGGTGGTTTTGTGAAATTTCAACACTGTCCCCACCAACACTCTTTTCATCAGCAAAACTTATTTGCCCATCTCCTGATGATCTGGTTCCTCTATCAAATTCCAGATAATACTTATCTAATGAATATGAATTAACCAAAATTTGACTGGTTGGAATATCAAGCGTAGTGTTTATTCTTCTCAGAGAAACACCATTACACTCGTATGGTTGTATAAATGATCCAGAAGGATGAGCAAATGTTAATGTATCGTCAAGACCTCTACCATTGATTGTTAGAGTTCCTTGTCCAATGCTACTATAAGAAACTATCTCGCTTTGTATTAAAGCATACCCACTAGAAGTGGAAATACCTTCAAAGGTTGCAAATGGAGTTGTATTTCCAACAGAAATTGTAGTATCATTTACTCCAAAGTCTGCTGTAACTGCGACTTGTTGCGTATCTGGTTGAATATTTTGAATTTCAATTTTATTGTTTGCACCATGGTGGGCATGATTATATTGAGAAATTTCAAAGACATTGCCAGAATACTTGGTGTTTATGATAGAGGATGATCCATTAATTGTAGAAGACGATGTTGTTCTTGTGTCACCGACATAGTAAATTAAGGTTTGACCAGAATTAAACTGTTCACCTTGAACGTTCGTTAGATACAAGTGTGTTGGATTTCCAATTGCTTTGACGCCAATTTTTGCACCAGTCCCTCTTCCACTGCTACTACCAGAAGAAAGAGAACTTGTAGTAATTCCAAGTGTTTCTCCCAGTATGTAACCAGTACCAACACCAGTAACACTGACACTCGATACTGTTCCACCTGCTATGGTAATATTTGCAGTTGCATCTGCACCACCGCCAGTAATAGAATATAGGGGAACGTTGTTATATGTTCCATTAGGATAACCAGTTCCAATTCCAATTATTTCTACCGATCCCGTTCCAGTAGAATTAATAGCACCACCAACTTGCTCAATAAATCCAGTAATACTAGTTCCGGAAACAGAACCTTCTCCAACTTTTCTTCCTGGTGTTAGGATTGATGTAAGAGATGACGTATTAGCAACTGGAACTCTTAGTTTTCTTGGTAATGTTTTAATTGGGTTTGATGGTAATTTACCAGCATTAATGTTTCCTGGATTAATTGGGGTATTATAGAAGGTCAAACTTCCAGAAGAAACAAATTCTGCCTTGTAAAGTTTGAATGTTAGATCTTGATATTGACTTGGTGTCCAAATGGTTCCGTTTTGGGATTTGAACAAGCTTCCACCAATATACTGTTTAGAAACAACTACTGATTGAACATCTGGGAAGTTCTGAGTTCTAACTGTTTTTTGACCCATTGTTGCGACCCACATCTCATACAAATCAGATGCAGGAGATAAGAATACTAAGGCATATTCTCTATCTGCTTCCAAATAAACGGGAGATGGGAACCTAATTCTAGTTGGAACCGTTGCATCCGTCGAAGTTTGAATATCGTTTGGATTTAGAGAAACCTGAGTATAATCTTGAACCAAGAAGTTTGTTGGTGTCCCTAATTCAACTGTTCTAAGTTCAACAAAGATCTTTGCAGAAGGATCTTTGGTTGCAAAGTAAACATCAAATGATGTTAAGAATGCACCTGTTCCATCAACTGTAAATGTTTGTGCAAGAGGATCTCTATGAGTTGCTTTAACAGCAACATTTACATCATTTGGTCTTGTTGCTGGTGGGGGTGGATTTCTTACAGATACTGTTGTTGTATTCTGAGTTAGAATAGTTCCAGTTCCACTGTATGAACCAATCGCCTCACTTGCAAAAGCAGTACTTCCTGGCAATGGAGTGACACCAGGAGGAACAGCAGTAACTTTAAATGTTTTAGTCCCTGATCTAATTAGAACGGGTGGTTGTGGATTTGTGTTTGGATCTCTGAAGAAGAAGTTTCCAACAATGTCTCCCCAATTATCAGATATAAGTTCCGATCTTGTGATAGTAGCAACAGCACCACTAGTTTCACCAACAATAGTTGCGCCAGAAACAACGTAACCAAAATAAACATGTGGTTCAGTTGACAGTGCTCTTACACCAACATTGAATAATCTTGAAGTTGCTGAGTATGAATCTCCAGGTGCAGGTCTAGTTCTATCATATGGGTCTACACTATAATTTTCAACCAAAACTGATGGTGAACCTAAACCAGCACCGATATCTGGTCTACTAGTATCTCCAAATTTATGATTTGGTTTTTGAACTCTTATTCTTGCAATTTGTTGCCCATTATAATAGACTTTTGCCTTCTCATAAATCTGGAAAGTTCCAGAGTTCATTTGAATTTCTAATAATTTCGGACAAAAATCTGGTTGTTGAGCATCCAAATAATGATAATGAGTAGTAAATGGTTTCAGTCCATTTGCATTGAAATAAACATTTCTAGAACGCATGTATGGATCTGCATCACCAGAAACTTTAACACTTTCAACGTAATTAAATTCTCTTGATGGACCTTCAAGAACATTTGTGAAAGAAGTTGTAGTAGTTCTGGTTTCTATCTCCTTCTTACCTTCTCTTCTAACATTAACCTGAACATTTTGATTTGCTTTTTCAGCCCATGCTGCTCCAGTTGATTCTGTTCTGTTATTATCAATGTAAATGGTTCTGACCCAGTTATCAGAAACAGGATCCATAGCAATGCCGCCAACAAAAACGACAACATTAAATGGATTGACATTTTCGACCTGAGTTGCCTGTGGTTGATTAATCCAATCAATTTCAGTATAATCTAGGGTAAGTAAATCGCCAGTTTTTCTGATATTAGTATCTAATAGTCTTAAGTTAGAAGATAAATCAGCAGCTGCTGGGTCAATTCCAGGATCCAATGCCAGTTCAGCAGACATTGACCAAAAATCAACAGCAGAAATTAATTCTCTGTCAACAACATTAACATCACACTTAACATCACTATCAGCAAGATCTATAAAATCTCTGTTTTGGAAATTATCGACGACAAATCCAGTTTTAAATCGATTTAAACCTTGAGCATCAGTTACTTGTAATGACTTGGTGTCAAGTTCAAGTGCCGACAGCGTAGTTGTAGTTTCTAAATTTTTAATTCTATTTTCAAGACTTGCAATGTCGCGCATTGTAAATCTTCTATTATCTTGTAATTTTATAGATGGTTCAGTTACGGGATCATACAGATATGGTGGATATGATATCTGAGCAATTTCCATTGCATCATCAATATCAACAGGTGCTTGTGGATTATCGGATGAAGTTCCTTTAATTACACTAATTTGTCCCAACCTGTTGAGAGTAATTTTATCGGTTCTTGGTAGATAATAACTATATCCAACCAGAGAACTTTCATCGGGTGCAATCACATATCTGTAATTAGTTTCAAAAGACCTACTATTAAATGCAAAAGGAGATGCTGTTGTTGATGTAAATGGTTCTACTCTTGGTCTAAAATCTAAAACATCAGTTTCTCTAATATTACCTGGAAGAATAGGTATATCCTTGGCATATCTATCACTAGTATAAGAATTTACGGTGAATATATCTCCACTATTTCCTGAGGTTACTTCATAGTAATTAAAAATAACAAGAAGTTGTTTTGATGGTGTTGGACCACCTTGAACTCTAACAAGTCTCGAATAATCACAATATTGAGATCTATGTCCCTTATCTAGAGTATAATTATTTGTGCGATTTACATAACTACCCTTTGTCAAACTTTGAATCGCAACTTCAATGTTAGATTCCTTGAATTTTACAGTTTCTCCAACTTCAAATCTATTGGCATTTAAATAAACAATTTCAACTTCAGTAGAAGAAGATCTTGTTACCAACTGCGCTATTGCTCTGCTATTTTCGCCAATTATTCTTTCACCCAATATTGTATTTGTATCCAATGACAATCCAGAGACAAAAGTTAATTTGTCTAGGATTGGAGCAGAGGTAGTTGTAGATTCGTATACTGCAATGACATTCGCAACATCGGGAACATTCAGAGATATTTCTCTATCTTCAATTCTAGTTCCGTAATACTTACTGGTTGTCAATCCACTTGCAGTGGTAGATATTCCACTTGTGTTAATAACGGATACCTTAGAACTACGAATATAATTTTTAGACTTATTAGTTACGTTTGTTTTTCTTAGAGTGCATATTACAGTAACATTGGATTCTCCTGAATTTAATCCAGTAAATGCAACAGAATCTCCGTTAGTTCCAATTGTAACTTGATCAGATCTAAGATCTTCTGTTGTACCATCACTATAATGGACTGAATATCTTTCGGCATCAAATGATTCAAAAAATGCACTAGTAATACCAGCAGAAGCATCTAAAACAGTTGATGCTGTTATTGTCAGTGTTCCTGTTGATGTTGTTGTCTGTCCAGTTACTTGCTTTGTAATTATTAAACTAGAATCTGATAGATTTACCGAAGAAATATTTTTCTTTGGCAGTTCTGCATACAGAGAAGATTTATCTAGATTTGTTATTCTGGGAACAGCAATAGAAAATGTAGAAGATGTAGTTATTCCAGGTAAAGATCCTTCTCCAACCCCAGGTATTGTTGCAGTCGTATCTAATGCTGCAAGTGTAATTGTACTTCCATCAGCAGAGATATTACTTACTCTATTAAAAGTTGGGACAGTTGAATTTCCTTTCTGATATTTAATTACTGATTCTGTTTTAATTCCGATTGAACCAGAAAATGCTTTTCCAGTACATGTTGCAGATCCAGCAGGGGTAATGCTTAATTGATCTACAATAGAAAAATTAGGTAGAATTCTATCATACAAAACAGTATCTGCAATAAAATCTGTTTGTAAACTAGAATTCAGCGTAGTCGAATCTTGATATACAGATTTAATATCATCCGTTGTATATGTGATTACAGATACGATCGCAGCAGATGTCGAAGTATCCTCATTGATAATAATCTGTTCACCTTGGATAAAGGTTCCAGACGTTTGAGATAAACTAAATGAAGAGTTATTTGGTTTTGATACAACATATCCAGTAGCACCGCTACTTAAACCTCTTACAAAAGAAGTTGCTGGTGCCTCTAAAATACTAATCTCACGAGAAAGATATAAATTTGTATAAGTTTGAACATCAAAAAGATATAAATCCCATTCAGTAGATGCGCCAGTATATGGAGCATCTGATACTCCATACCAATATATTCTTGCCTCACCTATTTTTGTTCCAGTTCCGGCATTTGTAGTTGATGTATTTCTTCTTCTGTTATAAAGATCTACTACGTTGGTTCCACCACTAATAGGGTCCCCAATATTAATGTATGGAACTCCATAAACATTATTAACTTTAAGTAGACTTCCCATTCTAAATGGAACGAGAGCCGTATCTATTGTTTTAGTATCTCTTGGTTTTTCTACATCAATAACAGTAGATCCTACAAGATCAACATCATATCCTCTTACATATGCTTTTCCTGAAGATACTCTAACACACATGGTATCTTCTGATGGAAGATTTCCTTGCTCGGATAATTCACCTTCTCTGTAAATTCCACCAGAAGAAATCTCATCATTAAGAGAATTTAATACATTAACCTTGAATGGGCTTAATGCATAGTTGCCAGATTCTTCGTATGTTCTTTTCGCAAAATATTTCTTTATCTCTGAATATTCCGAAGAATTTTGTAACTTCTTGATTTCACCATCATCAATTCTAACCAGTTCAACAAAATTAGTATCATTAAAGTCTAAGAGGGATTTCTTAGATAACGTTACACTAATCTTAAATCTATCTGCGCCAGGTGCAGCATAATTAGTGAATCCTTTTGCATTATCATTTAAAGAAGAATCATCGTTCGAATTTACAATTTCTTCAAGAATATCTAAACCAACTCTATATGATGGAGTATTTGAGTATGGATCAAGAACTATCTGAGTTGTTGGTACATCTACAAATGTTCCTCTAATAAAATATACACCTTTATCCAGACCAACTGCTGATCCAGTTGCAGTTGCATTTTGAGAAACTAATGTTAAAACTGTATCTCCGGCATTTAACGTTGTATTTCCATATGTTATATTACTTTCTAGAACAAGAATTTCTCCATCGGGAAAAGGAGAACTTTGTAAATCAGACCCAGATTCAACATACTTAACAAATATTGTTATTTCATCAACTTCTTCTTCTGGTGGTAAAAGATATTTTTTAACAGAGGCAACAATTTGAGAACTTTGTCCTCTAACTCTTACTTTTCCGTTGACAAGTGCATCCAAGTATACTGTAACATCTACTCCAAGATGCTCTGGATTTACTTTTATTGAATAGAATCTATCATCATAGGTAACTCCACCAGGAATTACCATAGAACCTTCTTTGAATATATGACTTCCGAATGATTCTATTTGATTTTGTAGAATTGATTGTAGACCAGTTAGTTCTCTTGCCTGAACAGGATAACCAGGCTTAAAAAGAACTCTGTAAAAATTCTTTGCCTTATCAAAATCATCATAGTAAGGACTGATGTTTAAATTAGTCTTTTGTGGCATTTTTAAAATTCCAGTACAATTTTAATGTCTTCTTTTTGACGAGAACTTCTACTAATAGTAGGTCGATTATCGAGATAAATTATATCTCCTGATCCTTTATTTATTTCAGGACTTGCCATCCCAGATGTGAAATTAACTCCAAGATTAATTAATTTCGCCCCTGTTGGATTTGTCGATATACCTGCAAAAGCAGTGTCAATAGATGCCGAAAAACCAGAGGATTTTCCAATAATCGAATTGGCGGAAGATTCAAAAGAATATACTTCCCCATTCGTGGAAATCCCAACATAATCTTGTTGATCAAAAGTTGTTTGATTGAAATAGAGAGATCTATCTCTAAAATATTTTAGAACGTTTGTTTCACTATCCCAAGAAGCAACATATCCAAAAGCTCTTCCAGTTCCACTCGATACAATCTGCTCAATCTTTTCACCGATTGTTGGTGTTCCAGTTATGGAAGAAAACTTCATTGCATATAATCCTGTAAAAGAGTTTTCAGTATAGACCTGCGTAGAACCAATCGATGTTGGATTTTTTATAATTGAAATTTGGGAGAAAGTAGTGTCAATTGGGAAATCTTTCGTGGAATCATCAAATCTTGCATAAACTAGAACTTTATCAGTTCCTAGTTCAGTATAGATGTCATATCCATGACCTCTCGATGGTGGAATGATAGGAACTAATTTGGCGGGAGATCCAATTGTATTTGTGTTTATAGATCCAAGATCTACCAAACCATAACTGTAATCTTTTCCGCCAGAAGTAACGACTGTATTTGTTATTTGACCACCTTCAACATCAACACGAACTCTACCATTTGTCCCATCTCCAAGAATATCAAATTCTTGCCCAAGTCCATTAGAATAATTTGAACCAGATTTTTCAATGTATACTGTCTTAATTTGATTTTCATTTATACTTGAATCAGCAGATTCTCTGATTGCTTGGATTTGAGAATCTGTTGAGGTTAACCAATTATTAGGAACAGTAATATATTCTGTTGAATCAAATTTAATAATATCACTTGGTGAAATTGTAAATAAGTATTTCCAAATATATCCATCTCCACTTGAACCTGCTCTTGATGGTTCTAAATCTGTAAATGTTGGTTCATCCTGAGATACATTTCCTTTTGAATTAGTTCCACTGGAACCGTTTTCAATACAAACATAAACTCGATAGTCCCCGTTCATCACATAGTAATTTGCATCATATAATCTGGATGAATTGGTCAGAGGACTTGGATTTAATATACTATAATCATCCCTATACATTTCATATCTACTTCCAGCAACCCAATCGATTCTTCTGATTATTCTTCTAATATTTGCAGAAGTTATCTTCTTTCCATACAAAATCGTATCTGCATAATGTTTTGTGTATGAAAAATTATCAATGGGAGCAGGAGTATTTGTATTCCATGCAGTAGATCTTCCAAACCCAACTACCGTTGGATTTGGTAATCCAACGGTAATATAATAAGAATTATTTGTTGACTCTACGGAATCGACAAAATTGCTAGCATTCAAAATTCTAAATTGATCAGTAACAATTGCTGACATCTTTAAACTTTTTTTATGTATTTATATTCAATCAAGGTAGGTTGGAAAGTTTTCTGATCGCTCCACTATTTCTTAGTCCGAATGTTCTTCTCTGAATCGTTGGGAAAGTGGATAATCCAGCATCAATTGTTAAACCAGTGACACCAATAGAAATAGGAGTTGTTCTCGATGCGAAGTTGTATAATCTTCCCCAAGAGACATTACCAATTGGTGCAGTAGTTGATCCAGTTAATGCAATTCCAATAACGTTACTGTCACTTCTTACATTACATATAATCTCAGCATTCGGTCCAAAGTTCACTTTTGAATTAACAATGTATACATTATCGAGGAAAGAAGTTCCTATTCCAACAATAGAAGCATCTTCACTGTTAACAGAAGTGAGTCCAGAACCAACAGTTGTATTATATACAAGAATTGGATATCCAACTTGTAAATCATTAGCATCAGATGCATTTGCTCTAAAATTAATTTTTAGTGCTAATGGATGTCCACCAGTTCCAGTTGTAGTGCTAATGCCTGTTATAATACCACTAAATCCTTGAACATTTGCAATAGAAGTGATTGTTTCTTTTGTTGTTGCTGGAATTTCAACAATAACATTTGGTGGATTGGTGTTCGTATAACCAAAACCAGGATTTGTAATTGTTACCGAAGAAACTTGTCCACCCGAAATAGTTGCCGTTGCAATTGCAGTCGTTCCGACACCAACTCCAATCAAAGATGGTGCAGAAATTTTGACAGGTATAGAAGCACTGGAATAACCAAGACCTGCATTTGTGATAGTTATATTTGAAATTGTTCCTGCAACTGATACTGTTGCGGTGAACGCAGCAGAAACGGGGTCGGTTCCTTGGACGATGAGACCATCAAATGAAGTGATACTTATTCCATAATTGTCTTCTTCATAGTTGAAGAACTCTGCATTATCAACAAAAATCTGCGAACTACCGATTTCAATATCACCTATAATTTTAGCAGTTGGATAGACAAAAGGTTCGATAGAGTCACGAGATTTGTAAACAATATCTCCCTTAATGTATTTGTCTCTCTTCTGTTTTATCCACTCTATTGGTCTGTAAGTTATATCATCAATACCACTTCCAGAATAAATGTCAGTTTCAGTTACATCTGCACCAATAATATCTACTACTGTTCTTTCTCTTTCCTGACCAGGTAGATCATTATAGAATGGATTCTTCTTAACAAATAAGTCATCACCAATCTTAATCGTCTCATTAACATCAATCAACGTGATATCAACACCATTTTGTCCGACATAGAAGAAAATATCAACTTTATCAGTTGCAGTTGGGGCTTCGGTAGTAAATTCAAAAGATGTTCCGCCGAAGAATTTGTATGCATAAGATGGTTGCTGAATTACACCATTTACAAAGATTAAAAGAACAGCATCCAAATTAATTGCTCCCGAAAGAGGATTATTTGGATCAATTTCAAAACTCAGAAGTTGACCATTATAATAGAGTGGGAATCTCTTTCTGTTACCATCTTGTAATGTTGATATACTATCGATGTAATTCATTTCACCAAATGACCATGCTGAGAAATAATCTTGGAATGTTGAAACAACTTCAAGAGTAAATTCTTCTACTGGTTCTGCATAATCTTTTGCAGTAACTAAACCAACGATTTTAAACTTATCACCAACCTGGAATGCATATCCAGGTCTTGCTATCTCAAAAGATTCCACCTGGAATAGAGATGATCCAGCACCAACACTATATGCAGTATCAAACTGTTTTACTGGTGTAGAACGACGAGTTTCTAACTCGTTGCCTGCATCATAAGTAATACCACTCAATGTGGATCCAATACCAATATTTCCAGGAGCTGGTCCAATCTTAATATTCATTAATAGATTTGATCCAGTATCCGTTGTTGTTCCGAGTCCAACTCTTGAAATACCAACAACTTCCATATTTTCATAAACTGGGTCTGGAATTTCAATGTAAGGATTTGTGTATCCAGATCCGCCACTATTAATAACAAACCCAAGTGTTCCGCCAGCACCAACAACAGCGGTAATACTTGCTTCAGTTCCTGTATGATTTGGATCTGTAACACCGATAGAAATTGGGTTTCTATATCCAGATCCATTATTGAGATCATACCATTGGAATATAGTACCAAATCCAATGTAATAATGTGTCAGGGTGCTTGTTCCTACGTTTGCTGTAAAGGTTCTATCAGATACAATACCAGTGATATCGTAAGAATAGTCCAGTCCAGTTGATGGGAAGTAAGATACTATTCCTGCACCAGATGGGCATGTAAATCCTAAACCAACTAACTTAATTCTATCACCGCCAACCAAATTATGATCTGTGGTTGTAGTAATTTCAACTAATCCAGTTTGATTATAGTAGAACGCCGTGCTAATTGATAAGGCAGATCCCGTATAGGAAGTTCCAACAATATTAGTGATCGATCCAGATCCATCAATCTCTGCTTTTACTTTTGCTCCAACTAATGGAGCATATCCAAGTCCAGGAGTAGAACCAAGTGAAACAATTAAACCACCTCTTGGAAGTTGATTTTGATTAATATCAAAATCTGACTTAATATATGTTCCATCTGTTGATGTAATTCCTGTGAACACTACACTAGAAATTCCAGCAATAGTGTCATTTTCAAACTCATAGTTATTTCCAGCATTATTTAAAGTAGTTGGAGTTTGGAAGACGCCATTGATAAACAATATTCCATTGCCAATAGAAACGCCAGTTGTATTAATACCTTCCACAGTCATTGTATAAGTTTTACCAATTCCAGTAAATTGATCAGAAATATCATCAAATACCATATTGGTATCATAATTTGATCTTAGGAATGTTCTACCAGCATACTGTGCTCTAACATATGGAAGATTGCTTTCATCTCTTCTTGCTCTGGTATTACCCTTTGGTGGATCAACAAACCATATTTCAGATCCAACTATGTTAAATGATCCTCTGTAAACCTGAACATTAGCACCATCTGTGTGAACTGTTGCTGTGCTTCCAACAGACGCTCTTACAACAGAGACTGTTGGAATAGTTGCTGCTGTTCCTGCCTGAATAATTCCATTAATTGGTCCTAATAATGCCCCACCAACATTAGTGCTAAAACCAACTTCAACAACTTTCATGTATTCATCATCGATTTTCAATAAATCTCTTGGTTGAATTGAAGATATTCCACTAAGATTGAATGTTGATATTCCTACATTTATTGATCCACTGTTATTTTGAAGAGTATGAGATATTGGTGTAAATGTAACTGGTTGTTGGACAATACCATCAAGTGAAATCACACTCTTACTGAGTTTTTTGGTCATTTCAAGAGTATGTGCATTACCCAAACCAACATCAGTAAATGTTACTCCTATACCAAGAGATGCATAAGATCTTTGAGTTGCTAATTTGAAGGTATCTGGTGTAATAGCAATAGGATATACTTTTTCTGGTAGTTTATCGGTAACAATACCAAGATAATTTGCGGTAGATCCAATTCCAACAGCACTTTCACCAACACCAATAAATGATGATTTCGGCGCATAAGTTAATTCTTCTCCCGTATTGAAGAAGTGATTTCTAATAGTAAAGACGCCAGTTGACAAATTCAAAGTTTCAGCATCTGCTGGATTAAAAGTCTTCTTATAGATTGAAACACCTTCATGTTTTAAGTCAAAGTTAACTTTGTTTGCTCTTGTTCCATTAATACTGTCATATGCTGATAAGAACAGTCTCTGAGTGCTGTTTCCATAAGTTAGAGATTCTGGTATATTTTCAAAATCACTATAAGTGTAGAATGTCTCATTAAATGCCTGAACTGTGGTTTCAGAATCTGAATGGTCGGGATAGAAATTCAAGTAGAAATAATTACCAACACTTTCTCCACCAAAAGTTCCAAGACCTGTTGTATTATTTGTTGGTGAGAAAGGTCCAGGAACAACGATTACGTTATCAAATCCTTTAACGATCGAAACCTGGTGAATTGCAGAACTACTTCCCAGAGAAACCCTTACAAGGGAAGAAGATGCCGATATTAGATTTGAATTGAAAGAACCAACTTTAATTGATGTTGTTCCAACACCAACAGTTGACTCTAATTTTGCACTTCTTTCTGCTTCTTCTGGTTGACCAACTGTCAAGAATCTATAAGTACCAATTCCAGCGGTTGTTGCGGCAAATCCTACAATATTTGCTCTAACGTTAAGGATACTTTCCTCTTCATTTTTAACTCTGAATGAAACTATTCCAGATGTGGAATCATAAATTGCGGTTACCAATCCAATAGAAGAAGAACTATAACCCTGTGAAGTAGTATCGAAGTAATATTCGCTCAAATATGTATTCGTTCCATCAAAATCTATTGCAACATCAACATAGTTTACTTCCTGAGTTATGGTATCAAGAATCTCAACATTTGCAAATAATCCATTAAAATCAGTATCTGAAAATTCTGCAATTGTTCCTATACTACTTGAAGTTCCAACGGTAGAAATACCAAGAACATTATTACCAATCAAGTTAATAGATCCAATGCTTTGTGTTCCAATTCCAGTTGATATAGTGGAGAAAGTCTTCTTCAGAATTTTAATGTCATGGTCTCTTGTAAACCTGTCTGTTGGTGTGAAAATAAGTGTTTTTCTACCAAAATCATCTACATTGGCACTAAAATCGCCCAGAAGTTCATTACTATAAATTGTATACTTCTCAAAAATTGTAGAATCTATGGTTGTAGTCTGTAATACTAATTCGGTCAACTGACACTCAAATGTATCTGGATCTACAATTTGAATCGTGTATCTTACATGGGTGTCAATAGTATCAATTTCTTCAATTTCCACAAAAGGATCTTCAAACCCTCTGCTCGAGAATCTGGAACTAATATCGTCATGAATAAGAACTCTATTAGTTCTACATTCGGTATAATCAGTCAGTTTTCTATTTTGAATTTTAAGATACTTAGATTGATCTGGATTTGTTCTCGGGTCATAGTCAACTACATTGTCAAAGTTGTTTATTACATCAACTCTTCTTTCTTCAACGACATCGAGAACAATCGTAGCAGTTGTTGTTCCTGCTAATCCAACGCCACTGTTAGTTGCTGAAACTATACCAACATCAGCGAAATTCTTCATCCCTGCTGGGTGTATAATGCTGTTAACAGGACTTGAAAGATTATCCCAAGTTATTGGACTCTTGATTGAGTAAGATAGATTCTGATAGTAATCATTATCTGGTGTTACTTGATAATCTTCACTAATCTTTCCAATGTCATTTTTCCATCCAAAATTTTGTCTTGCCGCATAATCAATCTTAAATCTTGATCTGTTTTCATCAACAGATACTACGTCCGCAATAATACCACTGTTTTTACCTTTAATTTTATCTCCACTTTGTAAGGAGTATCTACCTACAACTTTAATAAACTCATCTCTTATCGCAGAGATAGAAAGATCTTCTTCAATAAATCCAGTTCCAGTATCAACAAAAAGTTTTTCGTTTAATACAAATTCGCCTCTCTTTTTAATAACTTCAATTTGTGGATAATAATCTTTGTTAATGATAGTTGCATAACCAGACTGGAATGTTTTTGCTATTCCTGGATTTGTAGATAGTCCAACACCAAGATCATCAACTAGAGCAAAAGTAACTACTGCTGGATTGGAATTCACATATGATTGAACTTTAAAGAATCTATAATCATAATCTTCGGAGTTATAACCTGTTCCATCTCCAATTAATTCAATACCTTCTACAAAAATTTCATCATTTTCGTCAAATAATGGTTCAGTGAATCCTAAAATTGGTGTTGATATTGTGCAAGTTGCAATTCCACCACTACTTGTAATTAAAGAACTGATCCCAACGCCATTCGAGTTATTAACTGCAATAATTTTATGTGGATCTGATTTTAATCCGTATATTGGCGCAACTTCTACAACCTCTGATATAGCACCACTTGGAGTCAATGCTATTAGAGAGGAATCATCAACAACTGTATTAGTTGCCTCATTCCATAGAAGTAAGTTAGGTGCATTTAGGTATCTACTTCCACCAGAGATAATTCTTATTTCATCAATAGTGTCTGAATTGTCTAGATTTACAATTGGAGCAACAAAAGCTTGTGGATTTAAAGTTTTATCCGATGGATATTCATATCCAATATTTTTAAATCTAATATCTTTAATTCCACCAATAGAAGTAGAAATTGCTACAAGGTTTGCATCTTGACCATTACTTGATGTTACGTCAACAAATTTTGGAAGTTTCTTGAAATTAAACCCTTTTGAAAGAATCTTAACTTTCCCGATAGATCCATTAATTGCAGTAGAAGATTTTGTAGAGTATTCAAACTTTTCTACTTGATCACTGTAATAAGATAAAACAGTAGGAACTCTTGTGGGAGAAATTTTAAAACTATTAGTTGATATACCAAAAACAGAATATATTCCATTATATTCACTATTGATATAATCAATTTCAGAATAGTTAGTAACTTCTTTGTCTGCTGTACTAATATATCCAGATTTTTCTAACGAATAGAAAAGTTTTTGTGGAAGATTATTAGAATAATTAATTGTCAAAGAAGCAGTTCCAAATCCAACTGTTCCAATACCAATTACATTAAATTCTGTGCTATCTCCAATCGATGTAAATTCATTAGTAAATTCTTTGTCAGTAAAGATTTTAAATTTATATCCTTGTAGTGAAGAATCTCCTAAATTGAATTTTAGATTTGAATTTTTAACTACATCAATTTTTGGATTGATAAGGGCAAAATTATGAACTGATGCACCGGTGCCAACAATATTAATAACTGCTTCGGTTTCTGGATTCGAATCATATAAAGTTTCTGCAAGTCTAAACTTACTATTGCTATCTTTAATTACATAATAAGAACCAGTTGTTAGTCCAGAAGCAACTTCAATACTATCATAGAAGATTTTATCGCCAGTTTTGTATCCATGATTTGGAATTGTGATTGTATTATCCGCCACATTAATTTGTGTAGAATTAATACCAATAGAATTAATTAGAAGTTTCTTCTCATTTTCATTAAATGATAAGGATAGAGCGGATGTTGTTCCTAAACCAACGACGGTATTAGGTACCAACGTTAATTTAATAGTGTCTCCATTGGAAAGACCATGAGATTGTGCAACACTAACAGTTGATACTACTTTATCAATCTGCCCCGTTACATTATCATAATTTGTTTTTAACAAATACTCTGAATTATCTGTTCCATCACTGTAGAAGAATAATCCCTCACTATTTGTTGTCAATCCAACCTGAGTTACAAGACCAATGTGATTTCTACTCTTATTAATGATGTAAACAGTTGATGTTAATGTAAAGGTATCTGGAATTTGGAATGTATTCAAACTCGAGTCGTTGTCTGCAACAATCAATGAGTCAATGCCAGCAAGATCTGATTTTGTAAAGGTAACTTGATCTCCTGTTTTGAATGGATGGTTAGGTAGATATATGCTTCTATGTGGAATAGAAATGTTCTCACTTGTTTCACCAATTGTAAATGTCTTAGATACCGCTCCACCAATAGTAGTTCCGATTCCAACCGAATCTTTTGCGTTAAAATAAACTAATCTATCTCTTTCAGATTTGAATACTGGAGATTTTGTTTGTATTCTTATCCTATCATTTATTACATTTAAATCACTTCCAAAAGTATGAGCCGCACCAGTATTACCAAATCTCTTTACTCTTAAAACACCATTATTAAAATCATTCAACACCCTTACAGTTTCAGATCCAAGACTTGACTTAATGTAAATACTGCTTCCAATGGATACAAGTGGTCTTCTAATAACAGATATATCTTCAGTTATGCCTCCTGGTGTGCTATAACTGCTCATTGTTTTTGCTAACCCAACAGTTTCGGTTGAAAAACCTACCTTTTTAGATCCAGAGAGTCTTGCAATAGAGGTTGAAAGACCACTAACCAATACAGTGTCATTATTTTTTAAATCAAAACCATATTCATAATATGCCGAAACAGTATTATCATTATCCCAAACAAATACGCAAGGAGAATAAGTTTCAAGAGTTGTTTCAATATTATTAATATTTTTACCTACAATCTCAGAAACCTCGGCACTTAATCCAGTTCCATTAGTTCCAGTTTGATTAAAGTTAACTACATCACCAATTTTGTAATTGGATCCACCATCAACAACATTAATAACATCAACGACACCCTTATTTACAGATTCAACAACAGTTACTTGTGGAAAATCTTCATAAGGTTCCACTAAGAAGTCATAATCGGCATACTTATCGTTGATCTTATAAGGATAAGTATTTCTAATTAAATCTGAATTATTAAAGTCAAAAGATTGATCTAGGTAAGAATTTTCCGATATTAGAGTCGATTTAAAAGTATTTCCTACAAAATAAGGATATCTAGGTTCAAGAGTATTTGTTGATAGACTCGTTGTTATACCTGCAAAATACGCATAAACACCATTTGGAAAATCTGGTGTTCTGCAATATCTACCATTGTGCTCATCTAGATCTCCATCGCCAGTATATTCAAAATCTTCAATGAAGAATCCACTAGAAAATGTAGATGGTCTATCGACAACTTTTGAGGAATTTAGATTATAACCCGGATTTAAAACTCTAATACCAGATTGAACATCATTTGGTCTTGAATATCCATAAGGACCATATATTGGATTTCCATCATAAGCCCATCCGATTATAGGTGAGTGGAAACTTCCGAAATCGGAATAATTATTTCCAAGATCTTCGGAATAACCATACATTCCATAAACAAGAGAATCATCCGTAGTGCTGTTGTTTAAACTTGAAAATATTTTTGGACTTCTAGTTCTAGTATATGTTGCGTATCTTTCAGCATCATTAATTGTAAGATCTCTTACTCTTACATCAAATAATGCACCAGATCCTCTTGGTTTAACTTGAATATTGGTATTAGTTGAACTATAACCAATACCAGTATTAATTACAACAACGTCTGTAATTTTTCCATTACTGATAACTGGTTTAAGAACACAACCAGTTCCTTCACCAGTTGTGATTAGTTCGGGAATAGAATAATACTCGGATCCAGTGCTTAAAATTTGAACATCAATGACTCTACCACCAGAAACAATTGGATTCAACTGAGCATTTTTTCCGTTCTTTAACGAAATTAGTGGTTTTTTATGTAAATTTAAAATTTCCGATCCATAACCTGTTCCGCTTTCATATAGGTATGCACCAGTAATTTGTCCAGTAACTATCGGAGTAAACAGAAAATCACCAGTAAAAGTAGATCCATAAGAAACGTTTACATTAACTTGGATATCTGGATATTGGAATATTTGATAACCAGATCCCAAAGATTGAATATCTACATGCTTGTTTTTAGTAAGATTTGAAGTAATCGATGCTCCAATGCCAACATCGATAAGTTTAAATGTATTAGCATCAATTTTATCAATAGAATAACTATTTGTGGTTGATAACCCAGAAATTTCAGATCCAGATGTAGAATAAGTTACAATTTCACCAGTTGAGAATCCGTGATTCTTATATGAAATTGTATTATACTCGGTAGAAATTCCCGTCGAACTAACTCTTAGTTTTCTATGCTGATAACCAGATCCTCCATTTAGGACTTTGACACTCCTTAGAGTTGTTTTTGGTAAAGTTCTAAATTTATGGATGCCACTAAATGTGCTTGTTGTCGAAAAACCAATGGTATTAATTCCAGAAATACAATCTGATAAAGTATTGAAAAGTTTAATAGATCTGGTATTAACAAATCTTGCATAATATATGTCACCACCAACTAACGTTCCTGTTACAGTATTTGTAATATCCCCAGGTTGTCCAACTAAAATTGGATTATTTCCATTTTGATTGTAAATGATCGCATCGCCAGTGTTAAAATTGTGATTAGATAAAAATGTAATTGTTTCATCAGTAAGATCAACTCCACCACCAACAGTTAATGCTCTACTATCAAATTCAACTTCTCTAAATCTTTCGCCAATCACTGGTTCTAAGATACAACCAGTTCCATTGCCACCAGTTAATGATAGTGAAACGATATTGTTAACATCGAAGTCTTGAGGATCTACAAAAACTTCTTTTACACTACCCTCAATAATTGGTTCAACGAGAGCAGTAATTCCAGCACCTGCTGAAATCGTAATTTCGGGCGGATTTATGACATCATAGTCCTTCCCAGTATTTAAAACGTTGAATTCTTTTAGTGGACCATAATAAATTTTATCCTTCGATTCTGGATTGGTAATTTCAACACCATCAATCAAGATTCCAATACTACCTGTAACGGTATTTGAAGATCTTTCACTACTTTTGCCAAACTTGGTGATTGTTTTTTCAATTGGAAATTTTCTAAGTATCTTATTCAAAGATAGAGATCTATTACTATGTCTCTTCAGGGTAAACCTATGAGTTCCAGAAGTAGAATTTTGACCAAATACAACATAGTCAGAACCACCCAATAGTGATCTTGACGCATATAACCTAATTTGGTTAGATGATAATTTCTTTACATAATAATCAAATCCAGAAATTAATCCAGAAAGTGGTTGATTTGCACTATAAGTTACAACATCACCATCAATAAATTTGATAGGACTATCAAACTTTATAATAGAATATGCTTGGAGAATAGAATTGTATCCATCAAGATATGTTGTTGATCCATTAGGTATACTAGACTCTATAATTTGATCATTAATTTCATATGATGGTAGACTGTTTGCTGCAACATATCCCTGATTGTCATCAGTAGTGTAAACATTTAGTGTATTGGAAATATAAGAATCATTACCAAGTAAAAGAGAAACGCCAGAACTCTTTGATTTTTTTATCTTTCTTCTTATATCATAAGATTGATTTACAATTGGTGTAAATCCAGAAATCCCACTCAAAATAATCTGTTTTGTAGATTTATTGATAGTGGTAACAGTTGCACTAGAAGAAGCAATATTATTAGTATTCCTGAATAAAATATCAACAGTATCACCTACATCTAGACTAGACTTATCAACTTCACTCAATAACGTAAAGGTAGATCCAGAAATATTTGAAATTTGATATCTGGTGCTAGTGTTATAAATCCAAGAATTTGCAAATATTTCTTTATATGTTTTTGTACCACTTGGATTTTTAATTACTTCTCCAAGATTTTTGACTGTAATTTCTTCACCTTCATCTACAAGAGAAATATCATCAATTGTTTCAAATTTTGAAATTACACCAGTTATACGTAGATCAACTCTTTTAGAAGTATCTCCATTTTCATATCCATAAATTGTCTCATCAGATCTGATATCGGATGCAATAGGAATTGCTTCATTGATTCCTGTACAACCAAAAAACTGATTAATAGATTTTGAAGTATATTTTATAGTATTGTTGCCAGATATTAGAGTTCCAGACTCTGAAAATCCGATTGTAGAATCAACGAAAATTATAGAAGATCCAACACTAACTTCTTCCAGATTCTTTGTCTTTCCTGGAATTGTGAAAATGCCTTCGATAAGATCTCTATCACTGTATCCAACAAACAGTTCAATTCTATAATAAGTTTCATTATTTCTTGAAAATATTTCAATGTTTGAAACCGCAGCATTTGTGGTTACATCATCCGATTTATATACTGTTTGTCCTTCAAGATTTAGAGGTTCACCGGAAATATTTTTTGCTACAATAACTTCTCTTCTGGTATATTCGGCAGAAGATGGCTTAATAAGTCTTCTTTCAAGATCTAATACTAGAGCATCAACCCCATAAAGAACTTTAAAAAGAATTTTTACAGATTCTTCAATACCTTTTGACTGATAAAAGTCTCTCGCATGTTTAATAAAATTGCCAACATCAAGATCAGAAACAAAATCAAAATTTTCTAATCCAGGTGTAAAGGTATATTTGAGTTTTTTATAGAATTCTTGTAGGAATAAGACACTCAGGTTAGTGATTTTTGCACCTGATGTGTGACTTTGCTGAGAAGATTCCGAAAATATTAGAGATTGTTTATTTACGTTATCAACAAAATCAGAAATGGAAACGTTATTATATCCAGTAACACCACTAAATCCACGAATACAACCAGTAAATGTGGTTGGAGTAACACCAGTGTAGGTAATGATCTCATCACCAATCTTTAAAAGACCGTATTCTGATGGAAATCCTTTTGTAGAAGCAACTGTGATAGTTGTATCTGAAGAGGAAATGCTTGCAGAAAGAGTTGTTGATCCAACAACAACTTCTGGAACAAGATTATCAAGTTTTAGATACTGATCTAGATTTTCTGCAATATCAATGTTACCACCCTGAAACTCCTGGGAGATGTAATATTGTCTAAAGAAATCGATTGCCTTTGGAAAATCTGAAACTATAAACTCTGGAAGTTGGCTCTCAATAATCCTATTGATCTGCACTCTCTTCTCAAAATCTGACATATTTTACTTCCTCTCGATTTCTCCGTTAGAATAACTTGAAGTATAGTAATCTCTTGTAAAAGTAACTCCGGAGATATCCTCTCCGGAAGAAATCACGTCTTTAATCATATTTATCTGACTATTAGCAACATTAAAACTTAAATATAGATCTTTTAATCCAACAACATCATTTGAATCTGGGAACGCCTGAACCTCAATGATGTCGTTGTCAGCGACTGTTGAAGTGATATTAACTGTATTGACTATGATCTCGCCATTGGTATAATCAATTGTTCCGATAGATTTTAATACGACTAAATTTGTTCCCCTTTCCGTTGGTTTAATAATACTTAGAGATCCCTTACCACTTCCATCCAAATTTCCATTAGCATCTTTATTTGGAACATCTGTAAAATAAACAATATCATCAGAACCAGAAACTTTAAATCCTGTGCTCTTGATATTATATCCTTGCGGATTAATGTGGAACCTATTTCCAAAACAAAGTTCATATTGAGTAAATTGATTAATCAATACTTTCATATCTCTTCTAATAATAACTTTTGTGATATTAGAAGTGATTGCAGAATCAACTCTATCAATTAATTGTAGAACTTTACTATACTTGAATCTTCCTCCAAACTTATTCATATCAATGTTCTTTGAATAGTCCGTTAGAGCAGAAACTATTGAGGTCTTTAAGTTATCAACACTAGAAACTTGATTCTTATTATAATAAACTGACGAATCAATCTCAACATAGAGAATCTTAAGATCGATTATCTTCTGATTAATTCCTGCGATCGAATATTGCTTGAGATTTGATAGAATATTTTGCTTGTCAAAATCAGAAATATAAGTTCCGTTTTTAGGTTTGATGCTGATTTGAACCGTTCCAAATTGAGGTGGGGATAATTCTTCTCCGCCAACAACAGAAACTGACTCTGTATTGGGATAAATTGATTGAATAATAGTTTCATAGTCACGAGAAGTCACTGCTCTATACTGTGCAGAATAAAGTCTTGGAGCAAAATATTTGATTGATGATATTGGTTCAATCTCACCACCATTAGAAGATTTTTGAATGGTGTTAACAGTAATTGTTGAAGAAGGAATGACTCTTATATTCGAAGAATCTACAAAATTTCCTTGGAAATCAAAGTTTGATGCCCCATTACCTCTCTCACCATCAGTTATGATATATTTGACTGTAATTACTGAATTGTTTTCCAGTTTCTTTCCAAAATATCCATCTCCAAAAAGAAGTTCATACTTTTCATCTTGAACTTCTTGAATCAAATAGATCTCTGAATTTTTATTAATACTTAGAATATTATCAACTTTGAAATATTCTCTTCCAAGACCAGTGTCATTAATACCCTTAACATAAACAACAATGGTTGATGTATCAATGTTTGCATTTTCGAGAATAAATCTCTGATCCTGTGACTGATCAACAGTCCATTGTTTTGTCAGCAGACTTCCTTGATAGATGGAAACTGGTGATGCTGATGATCCAAATCTTGCGATTCCATTATTAACTACTGCTGTAATATCTTCCGAAATAGAAAATCTGTATGATGTATTATCAAACGCTCCTACGCATACCAGACCCGCTTGTAGAGTGATGAAAGGACTTGCGGTAGTGGTAGGAACATCAAAGGTTATAGACGCCTTAGAGGCGGTTTTAGAGCGTGGTACGTAACCAATATTTCTTGCTAAGGAGACAACATTCTCTCTCAGAGTCGCAGAATCCAAGAAGGATTCATTCACAACCATATTCGAGTTGAATGCTGTGATATAGGTATTATATGCTAGCGTATCAATCAAGATTGAGAAATTAGATCCCTCAAAATCAAAATCCGTGAAATTTGAATTTGCACGGAGATAATCTTTAATTTGAGTTTTGATCTGATCGAAATCTAGATTCGTAAATTGTGTAAAAGGCATTTTATCTTGTTGCCTCTAATAAGAATGTAAATTGTTGGGTTGGGAAATCTTGTCCAATAATATCAAAGATGATAGTCACTTCGAATGAATTATCATCGGGTCTTGGATCAACCTCAACCAGTACATTATCAACACGAACTTCAAAATTATTAATTGTTGTCTTAATTTGATCTTCAATTACGGATGCAGATCCATAATCGACGAATTCAAACAAACTTCTGCGAACATCAGATCCCAACAGGGGATTAAAAAATCTTTCTGTTGGGATAGTTTCTACTAAGTTGCGAACAGATCTAGTGATTGCCCTTTCATTAACCAAGACAGGTAGATCTTTTGTCACAGGATGTGGTTCAAAAGATAAACTAATATCCTTAAATGCTCTGGATATTCGTGTGACTGCCATTGATGAATAGATTTTCTTGCTTTTATTTATACCTAGTGCCAGGGAGATCCATAGTTTGGTTCAGTGCCATAATCCCAATCATCATAATCTGAATCATTGCGAATTTTTTCATGCAATTCTGATTGTTTTTTAAGGTCATGACGTGGTGCAGGGTCATGCATCACTTCTTGAATCACTCTTTTTGGTTGACTCGAATCATAATCAGTGATTAATTTTGTGGTTCCCCACATATCATACATGTAATTTGAATCTCTATCGACTGGTAAATTAGACATTTTAGCT